AGAACCTGAAGTACCTGAAGTACCTGAAATACCTGAAGTACCTGAAGAACCTGATGTACCTGAAGTACCACCTGTACCACCTGAAGTACCTGAAGTACCTGAACGACCTGAAGTACCTGATGAACCTGAGGTACCTGAAGTACCACCTGTACCACCTGAAGTACCTGAAGTACCTGATATACCTGATGTACCTGATGAACCTGATGAACCTGAGGTACCTGAAGTACCTGATAAACCGGATGTACCTGAAGTACCTGAAATACCTGAAGTACCAATTAAACCTGAGGTACCTGTAGTACCTGAAGAACCTGATGATCCGGAGGTTGCCGATTGACCTGAAAGACCACTTAAACCATCTGAACCTGAGGTACCCGAGGAACCTGAAGTACCTGAAGTACCTGAGTTGCCTGATATTCCGGAAATACCATTAAATCCTGATGTGCCTGATGTACCTGAGGTACCTGAAGTGCCGGATGTACCTGAAGTGCCGTTTTGGCCTGAGGTACCTGAAGTACCTGAACGACCTGAGGTACCTGAAGTACCTGATGAACCTGAAGTACCTGATAAACCTGATGTGCCATTAAAACCTGAAGTACCTGTAGTACCTGAAGAACCGGATGATCCTGAGGTTGCCGATTGACCTGATAGACCGCTTAGACCATCGGAGCCTGAAGTACCTGATGAACCTGAAGATCCTGATGAACCTGATGAACCTGATGAACCTGATGAACCTGATGTACCCGAGGATCCTCCAGAAGTACCTGAAGAACCTGATACACCTGAAGTACCATACGTGCCTGAAGCTCCAGATGTACCTTGAGTTCCACTAGTACCTGATGTGCCTGAACTGCCTGATGTACCTGAACTACCTGATCCTCCTGATGATCCTCCGCCTCTTGCTACTAATGATACAACACCATTATCATCTATAGTTAATACATAATCTTGCCATCCTTCTTGTACAATGGGAAGATTATATTTATTAAAGCCTAGTGACTGGTCAAAAAATCCACGACCTTTATCAGATGGATCTAATCTATTGTTACCACTTATTCTATTTTCAGCCATTAAACTTCAGGTTCAGGTTATCCCTTATAAATATTGGAAAAACACATAACTATTGAAAAAATTTTTAAGGGAATATGTTAGTAGTAACTTCTTCTGAAATGTTTACCTGAGTTTTGTTTGAGAATTTGTTTAGAGCTGTAGTGTCTTTTTGGATAGTATTTGGGATTATATATCCGTTAATTTTTAAAGTAAAGGTACTTCTAACAATTCTTTCATTGTCTGTGACTAATTGGGTTTGGAAAGCAAAAGAGTCTATCATTGCTTTAAATTGGAATCTTTGAGGATTACCCCAGTAAGCATCAGAAGCATATTGGATTGCTTCAACTATTTTATTTTGTTGTTCAATATAATATGTAAATATTGCACAACTATACGTCAATGTAACATAATCAGGAGCAACTACGGCGTAGTATTGTTTTTGAGGTTTACGATTGTTTAATACAGCAAATTGGTCGTAAGCGTTACGATTATCGTATGGTTTGGTTAATATTTGATAATTGTTAGGGTTATTAGCGTCTAATTTATTTGTAATAGATCTGTTTTTGTCTAAGGATTCTCTTTTAAACATGATTAAAGGAGCCATAAGCTTACCTTTTTCATCTCTATAATATCCATCTTTTTGAAATGATTTCCATTTTTCAGGTGAACCATATATTACAGGAACAGGTAATCTTTCTCCGTTTTGTATTACAAAAGGTTTTATAACATTATCAAAATAATAAAATATAGCTTCATCTATATCTTGAATGCCTATAGAAAATGGTTTTACATCGTCTCCTTTCCAAGAAACCTGCGTTGCTCTATTATTAATTTGAGCAGCATTATTTGGGTTTCCCATCTGTACATCAGTAGCGATGTGTTGAGATTTACTAATCTCTCTTTGGGTTTTAGGGGTAGGTTTTCTGGCCATTTTTATAAACGTTGAGGTATAATACCAAGGCGGTCAGCAGGAACATAATGGCATTTACATATTACTGAGGTGTTGTAACCAAATTGGTTTAATCCAGGATTTAATGGGTTATTTCCGTTTGAATCAGTGTATGGATATTGTGGATCTTTACCCACGAAAAATTGAGTAGCATTTGTCCCGTCTACTTCCCAATATCCGTTTTGATACATTATTACATCTCCTATTTCAGGGACTATACTTGCATCAACTAAATCATCTCGTAAAAATTTAAATGTTACTTGCCAATCAAAATCAACACCAAAATCACTTTCGGGGTAGTTAAAGTCTGATGGTTCTATAAGAGCAAATAGTATAACAGGGTCTAGAAAGTTTCTAGCTTCTGCTGCTTCACCATATATGTTTACTTTAGTTTGCGCTAATTCATATTGATAATATACTATTTGTTGAGATATAATATTACCCATCAACTCGCGGTTGATATATCTAAACATTGAAATATCTCTAGCTTGTCCGAAAAGTGCCATTATTAACCGATATAAATTGTCATTGGAGATTGGTTCAATTCTTGTTGACGAGCAGTTGATTCTGCTGCTCTTCTTTCAAGCAAAGATTGGCGAGAAGTAGAATCGAAATATTCTCTTAATTTTGTTATTAATGCTTCTTTTGTTGAAGTTGCTGATGATAATAGATCGGATTGATTTAATGTAACTTCAGCCCCTGGAATTGGTATTTGAGTATATTTTCCTCTAACATATCCTAGCATTTCTTTTGCTAAAGCTAATGTATATTCGAATATCCAAGATCTGCCTACAGAATTAATTTGAGAATATATTGGATTATCGTAAGGTGCTTTGGCTAAATTATTTATTTTAGTTCCGGTATCAGCACCAAAAGCAGAATTAATTCTATCATCATCTTTTATATAATAGAACCACATATTAGCTCCATCGTCTCCAGTTCCAGGAATAGGGAATACTTTAAGTTGATTATTAACTAATTCAAATGTATAATTTGAAAATCCAACCTGATTGTTCATTTCGATAGATTGGATTGTTTGGAGACCAAAACTTAAAGGCATCATAAGATAGCCTGTATATGTTCCATACCCGTATCCTAATCCTACAGAGCCTATAGCAGGAACTCCACCTAAACCAGCAAATCCTCCCATGTAAGGAGAATATAATTGCGATACAGCAGGCAAAGGTTGATAAAGTACAGATTTAATTTCTATTCCACCTGTAATATTTTGCTCTATGGCCCATCTTTTTAGATCGTATGTTTGAACACTTGCTGTTAATGGGATAGAACCACTATACCAGGTTACATTTCCTCCTACTCCTGCTTCTTCTCCATATTGTTCAGATAATCTAACAATACCTGCCATAGTTGGGGTTACAACTTTTTGGTTTACATTAGATGAAGTTGATGCTCCTTCTAATGTTAGATAGTTATCTCTTAATTGATATGCGTATAATTCGTTTCCGTATACTGTAACTGCTTCTTCAAAAGCAGTATAGAAATTTGTAGCCTGTAATTCAACATTTTCAATAGGATATCCTAAACGTAAAGCACAAAATCTTGCTACTTTATCAGCATCTTGTTGAAATTGAAGATCATAGTCGTAAAATCCAAAAGGAGTTTCTCCAGGGAAAAAGGAACTAGATCCAGGCCATATTGGTATATTCATATTTTATTTTTAATTATGTTGTAGCTATAAAATATTCTATATTAGCTGCTCCTCCTGAAGGTTCTGCTTTTACAGAAACTATATCATTAAAAGTTAAACTAGTAGTACTGCCTGTCATTTCACTTGTAGATAACATATAAGAACTACCAGCACTAACTAAATAGCTCATAGCTTCTGTAGAAGAAGATACAATTAATTTAATTGGAAGAGCAGTAGATTGATTTGTAATTCTAGCATATTTTAAGCTACTAGTAACAAAAGTTCCAGCACCATTACTATTAGATAATGAAAATATAGTAGTGACAGATCCTGAGGGGAGTTGGAATATTCTATTATCTATATAAGATATATTAGAAATAGTTTGAATTGTGTTAACACTTCTATCTACATCCCCTAAAGTAATTTTTTCAAGTAAATTGATGTATAAATCTGCCATAGTTTTTGTTATAAATATGACAAATTTATTGTTCCTTTTATTTTTTCGACCCTGAGTTTGATAGGGTTATACCATTTTCATATGCATCCTCATAGTATGAGATTAAATCTTCTACTATTGGGTTTCTGTGGTTGGTTTTTAATGAAATTGCAGCTAAATTTTTAATTTTTTTAGCAGCAGTGTATAAAAATCTAAATCCAGAATCGCGTTTGTTTTTTAAGTCTACTTGATTATCGTCACCACAAATTATCATTTTAGAGCGTAAACCTAAACGTGTTACAATCATTTCCATTTGTTCGTGTGTAACGTTTTGTGCTTCGTCTACTATAACAATTGAATCTAGAAATGTTCTACCTCGCATAAAGCTAACAGGTACTATCTCAATATCACCTTCTTGTATGTGTTTTTCTATTTTTACTCGGTCATATAATGCGTACATATTTTGGTATATGGGTTGTACCCAAGGGTCCATTTTTTCACGTAAATCACCAGGTAAAAAACCAATTTCTTCTTTTGATACTGTAGGGCGTGTTATAATTATTTTTTCAACTTCCTTCATAAATAGCTTTTCTAATGCTATTTGACACGCTAAAAGTGTTTTACCGGAACCCGCAGAGCCGGCTAATAACGTAACTGTATTTTCTAATATTTTAGATTTTGCTTCTTTCTGTTCTTGATTTAGTTCTATTTTAAATTTTATAGGGTTTTTAGGTTTACGTTTTTCTTGGAATATTTCATCTTCGTGATGGTTGGAGTTCATAAAGGAAGTTTAAGTTGAACATAAATTAAATTAGTAAATTTTATTCAATACAAATATGTCTGTGTATATTGAATTTAATGCACTATTTGAACTGAATTGGGCAGTGACATCTAAAGTATTACTAATTGTAGTATCAAAAGTAGTACTATTAACTGTATTAAAGGCGAATCCTTGTGGGGCACCGTTAGATTGCTTTGTAGTATGAAATACTCCAAGAGATACAATGGATGCAACACCTGCTGCTCCTAAAGCTCTAACTGTAAAATTAATAGAAAATTGCCAAACATCATTTATGGCTGTTGACATGGTTTGGGTTCCACTATCTGCTAGAATTACAGAACCTGCTTTAACTCTAATTCGTATAGTATCATTATTTTTGGATGAAAGTAGACCACCAAAATCTGCTCTAAAACTATCACCTATTTGAAATCCATTTGCGGGGACACTTAATGTACCTATCCCCCCATTTATTAAAGATAATTCTGCAGTAGTACCTGTTATTGGGGTGCTATCATCGGTTTGGGCAAATAACCCATAAGTATTTCCTTGGGCATATATAATTCCATCAAGGGTAGTTTGTTTAGTGATACCATCTTGTACGATAGCAAATAATTCTGGTCCTGTTAAGGTACTAGCAGCTGGTAATTGGGATATTGGTAAATTTGGCATAATTTTAAACTAAAGCGGTTACGTATATGGATGAGCCATCTTCTTGGAGTATTAAATAGTAGTCGGTTTGATTTTGATCATTAATGAAAGATTCTTCTTGGGCTAAAAATCCAATATTTTGAATAGTAGGAATACGAGGTCCCTTATTTTGGTAATTTAGCCAATTTTGTCTTGCAATTGATAAATCTTGAGTATATTGTTGATAAGCTGCTACTTGTTCATATAGTGGCAACTTACTTATGCGTTCAATTTTAACGAACTGAGGCCATAATATTTCTTCAAAGATGTTCATGTGATTATAAATATCGATTGCTTTTTTCTCTATTATCTTCCTTTTTCAATGGTTGAGTATTAGTATATTTAAATGCCTCGTATAATTGTGCCTCGTCATTTAAATCAAAAGCATCAATTGGTTTGATATGGTCTATCTCCCAATACTCCCCGTAGTTATCCCAACTCATGTCTGAGGTAAACATTTGTTCTAAATATTGAGTGTATTCGTCCATAGTACAACCCAAATATTCTATGGTACGGTCTTTTTTAAGTGTTTGGTATGTTTTTAAAGCTTGGGAAATGCGAGATGCTGTAACGTGTCTTAACTTAAACCCTAGATCGGTGTGGTATTTTGTTCTATTCCATTCCCTATATAACTCTTTTTTGGTGTGGTAGTGGGTGGTACAGTATTTGTTAAAATAGTCTTTGTTTTGATCGCGGTATACTTTGTAGTAGTCTGATTCTTTTCTGCCTGAGGTGTGGTAGTATTTTTTGAAATCCTGATTAAGACAGGGTTTGCAATATCTATGCTTTTCATCAACTTCACCCTTTCGATTACAAAAATCTGTTAGGGGTTTTTCTATATTACATCTTTTACACTTTTTCATAGAGGCGGGAATATTCATGTCGGTTATAAATATAAAAAAGAGCCTTGCTTTCGCAAGGCTCTCTTCAACACTTATGGTTTTTTTTAGATTAGAGGCTAGTTAAACCACTAACATAAATTTTACCATAAAACTCGGGACGTAACATCTTCTTAGCGTATCTAGTTAATAGACCTTTTCTTGGTACGAACGTGTTAGGATCGTAAACAAGAGGAGTCATGATTAACGGAACGTAAGGAGCAAATACAGCACCTGCCTCTAAGAACTGAGTACCTCTGAAGCCCATTAAAATGGTATTTTCAGTCATATATGGGTTCTTATAAACAGTGTATCTGCTGTTCAATTGACCAGCTTTCTGTACACCAAATGCATATTCCATTTTAGAAGTATTACCATCACTGTTAGAAGCAAATCCAGGGATGGATTCGATGATAGTAGCTACAGTTGGGGAACATACTAAGAAGTTAGCACCACCTCTTAAGGTTAATTGGTGGATTCTGTTAGAAAGTTTCTGCATCTTAGTACCAAGAGTTTGGAACCATTGACCTTGTGTATTGTAGAAACCACTAGTAGAAGTTGTGAACGCAGTACCAGTAGCGTTGATAACTTCATTGTTAAGAGCTGACCAGTATTCAGTACCAGCTGCAGCATCTTCGATTAACATGTCAAGAATCTCAAGGTCAATTTCAAGAGAGATGTATTCACTCATGATATTGGTTACTTCTGCTTCAGCATCAAGTGCTTGGTAAGCATTTAAGTCTTGAGCAAATTCAGGCGTCCATACAGCTTTCAATTTCTTGGTTTTAGCTACAATGGCTTCTGATCTCATGTTGATGTTGATCTCAGGGATTACGATTTCAGTAGCGCTTTCAGCGTTTGGAACTGCGAATCCGTTACCAGCTTCAAAATCACCTACATTGTATGGGCTCATTTGAGTAGCTTTGTTATACTCTACTACTACAGAAGCAGTACCATTAGTATACACAGAAGTAATTGCAGAAGCTGTTACATAGAATGAAATAGTGTTAGCTGTGTAGTTATAGGTAGTAAACTGTGGTAAGTTAGTAGCTACAGTAATAGCGGATGCTGAAGTAATCATAAATCCACGAACTGCATCAGGATCAAAGTTAGCTAAAGCTGTAGTAGCAGATGGGATGATGACTTTGATAATTTGGTTACCTGCAACAGATGCAGAAAATGCAGAATCAAAGTTTAATTCAGCCCATGTAGCTCGGTTAGCTGTAGCAGATGAACCTGAAGTTACCTGTACAGATTGAGAGAATTGGTTAGTAGAGTAAGTAAACTTACCAGCACCATATAAACCACCTTGGTTACCATAGTTAATACCTACGTTGTTAGGATCTGTAGAGAAAGGATACTGAGAACCAGTATTACCATAAAGTGATTTTCCGTCAGTAAATGGATTCTTAGTAGTTCCGTATTGGAAATCTAAATAGAATACAAGACCTGAAGGTAGGTTCATAGGCTGTACAGAAACGAATTCTTTAGCAGCGATTTGACCAAACACTTTACGTACTAATGGGAGAGCAATACCTGCCCATTCAGCACCTTGCCCTACTGAAAAAGCACCAAAGCCGGCTCCACCACCTACGTTAGAGGTTTCAACAACAAGTTGCTTGGCTTGGTTTTCAAGGATCATAGACATGTTATTCTTGTCGGTCTCACTTTTAAGACCTTCAAGTAAACCTGTCTTACCCCATTTGGCAGCTAATTTAGCTGCATCGGACTGCAAATTCTTCCACCCGGAAGCTGCAGATTCTAATAATTGTTGTACTTGTGACATTTTCTTAAATTTTTAAATTAGTCGTTGTTTTTAAGTCCTGCAAGAACTTGCCATCTTGCAAATTGGCTGTCTACTTCAAAGATTGGTTTTTTAGTTTCAACTGAACCTACTGCTTTGGAAGCTAAACCTCTTACGATTGATTCATTAACAGGTTTTTTAGTTTTTAAACCTTCGTTCAATGTTTCATATACGAGTTTTGCTTCTTTTACAGATGTGGCTTTATCGAAAGATTCCAATACTTTTACTTTTTGACTTTCGGTTAAGTTTTTAGCTCTGAAGATTTTGTTGGTGTAAAGGAGTTTGGCGTTTAAGAGCTTCACTTCTTGAAGACTAGCTTGAATTTCTTCAAGTGTAGCATATGCTTCTTGAAGTTCTTTTTCTGCTTTTTTCTTGTCCATTTCTGCTTTTGCTGCTTTTCTCTTAGCTTCTTCGATTTCTTCACGGCCTTTAGACTTCATCATTTTTTCTTTTTTAGCTTCAGCCATTAGTTCATCGATATCAACTTCGTCCATCATTTCTTCTTCACCACCCATTTCCATCTCTTCTTCGCCTTCTTCGCCTTCAATGTTTCCTTCTAGTTCCCCAGCTTCAACCATTCCAGCGATTACATCTTCAATGAGATCTCTAAGTTCATCCTCAGTCATGTCTTCAAGGCTAACTTCTTCTTCGCCTTCCTCTTCACCCTCATCTTCACCTTCTTCTTTGGCTTCAGTCATTTCCTCTTTGTCCATTCCTTCGTTTGTTTCATCTTCGAGTTCTCTTAGAAGAGCTTCTAGATCTAATTCTTCGTCCATAGTGTCTTCTTCTTCAAGATTTCCGTGTGGTTCATCGCTAAATGCGTTTCCTACACCTTCTTCACTTGGGTCGTTAATTGTACCTAAACGTTCTTCCATTGTGTCTTCTCCATAACCTTCGTTCTCCATTTCAGCCCCTTCTTCCATATCTTCCATTTCTTCGATTTCAGCTAATTTAGCTGCGAATTTTTCTTTAAGATATGGGGTGAAGGCTTCTTCGAGAGCGACTTTTGCATTGGCGATGGCTGCTTCTTTAACAGCTTTAGCATCAGCAATGGCTTCTTTTAACAAATCTCTGTTTGTTGCCATAATTACCTCAAAATTTTTGTTTGTGGAATACGATTATTTATAAAATCGTAATAGGGATTATACAAATATGGATGTCATATATAAATGACATATTATCAACAATACATATATCAAGATCTATAAAAATCGCAAAAAGAAACCCTCCTTTTTAGGGGAGGGTTGGTCTAACGGAGCTACCGATAGGGGGGTTAAAATAAGGGGCAAGTTCCGTGGGCACAGAGGATATCTGTAAGGATACTATTTGCCTTTGAATATGAATTAATGTTGTTTTCTTTACCTTCTTTAACTAAAGCCATGTACGAGCCTGGGTTCGATGGGGTAGATACAAAATCCCAACAAAGTAGTTCGAAATCGTCTTGTACCTCCATAGTTTCACCCATTTGTTTTAATGAACCCATCCCGCGAGATGATACTCCAACCATTACTCCGTTATCAATTAATGCTTTTAGGATATTACCGGAAGTAGTTGGAAGTATTTCTATTTTACCTAGTACTTTATCACCATTCCACCAAATTTCTCTAATGATGTGAGATACATTTTTTAGGTTTATGATTGAAGATTCAGGGTGGTCAAGTTCTCCTGTTGCTCTATTTTCTTTAACAACTTGTTGGTATTTATCAATTTCGCGTTCCCATAAATCTTTAGAGTAGTATCTGCCATTTCCGTTTTTTACTTCGGCTGTAGCTAATATACCTTCAACCATCGGATTACCTGATGGGGCTCTCATACCTTCTGTTAGTTGAACAGGAGATACGTTGAATGGGATGGTTTCTATGAGTACCTGTCTCATATTATATTTCTACTCCGTTTTGGTATGAAAAGGCAGTTGTGTCTGAATCGTACCAATCTGATACTTCATATGAACCATCTTCTCGTTGGTTAACGTGTTGTACTACTCCTTCTCTTGATATTGCTTTAGCTAACTTTATAGCTTGTGCTAAAGATTCTGAGTTTGCCATACCCCTTAAATCAGCTTGGGTTTCATAGTCATAAGACTCATTTTTTAATTCTTCTCTAATGATAGAGCTGATGATAGAGCGGAGTTTATTTTCTTTTAAATTACCATACCCACTTGATTTGTATTTGCCGGTTGGTGCTTTGGGTTCACCTAAACCAGGATACTCTTTAGTATATCCAATTCCTTTAACACCAAAAGCGGCATTTTCTACATAGTATGTAGGGCTTTTAGCTAAATTTTTACGAACTATTTCTTTTAATTGGTCTACAGTTTTGTCTTCATTTTTAGGATCTTTCATTTCAGCATAATATCCTTCTAAAAATGCTTCACCATATAAATTATCTATAATTTTTTTATTAGTTAAATCATATCCAGTTTCGGCTTGGTTATCTTCTACTTCTTTAGATAATTTAGTGTTAACTGCTTTAGTGTCGTAAGCTCCTGAAGCTTTAGGGGCTTTAATAGGATTTTCTTGGACTGAAGCTTCGTTTACAAATGCTTCAAATGATTTAAATGGGTCAAAAGTACGTTGTGTTACTACTCCCCCTGCGGCCTCATTAATAATACTTTTTTGTTTAAGTATTTTTACAGCTTCGTTGTATGTAGCAAAATTAGTAACATATTCTGGAAATAATCTACGAGCAGATTTTAAGAACACATCTTTGTGTCCTTTACCTTCGTTGATTGAATTAAATTGTTCTTGTAGACTTCTCATTTTTATTTATTTAATAGTTCTTCTATATCGTTTAAATAATCTAAAATTAAATCTGTTGGTTTAACAACAGCGTATGATTGTGGTTTATCTTTGTAGTAAGCTATAGTTTCTTCCTTAGCATTATCTATAAGAGGATATAAACTATTTAATTTTTCCTCAATTTGTTTAAATGCTGCTATGCGTTCTTCTTGAAAATTAATCCTAGCAGGATCTGCTTCATTAAGTTTTTTGGATAGTTTATACTTATACATATTATTTTCTCCCCATAAATATTTAGTATCTATTGCTTTTGATTGGGATGCTAGCTTTTTAGAGTCTACAGGTTTGAATCCTAAATTTTTAGTATAATAGTTATTTTTTACTCCACTAGATCCTGCTTTGGGTCCTTTACCTAAAGATGCCCCAGGATTAGCTTCACCTAGTTTTTTCATTTTTTTAGTTAATCTAAAAGCATAAGGAGTAGCATATTGCGCCCCTTGACCCGGAGAAAAGGAAGCAGCACCTGCTCCCCCCCCTGTTCCGGACATTTCTTTTATCTTTTTATTTGGGGTTTCCATTTGCCTTTTTTAGTTCTTCTACAAGTTCACAATATTGGAGCAAATCAATTATATTATCGTTTTTAATAGGAGTAGTTTTTTCTACTTCCACTATTAAAGGTAAAACTTCATTTAACTTAATTTGAACTGCTTTATCTGTAATATTTTTACTTAGTTTAGTAAGTTCAGTTTTAAGTTCTTGTATTTTTGTATTGTAAAATGTTCTAAGTTTAGGCGTAGAATCAACTGATGTAATAAATTCTTTTAATACTAGCTTTTGGGATTCATATAAATTAGTATATTTAGTATTAAATTTTTCTAATAAAATTTTGTATGTTAAAATTCTTAAGTCTTTGTCGTATGACTTAAATTCATCTATTACATCTTCTTTAACTTTAGATTCAGCAACAGGGGTAGTAGATAAATATTCTAATAGAGCAAATCTATTAGATGAAACTTGTTCTACATCAATTACTCCTGAGTGTTCTAGTTCGATTAATGAGTATAAAGCAGCTTGGGCTTTATAATTTGGTAATTTTGTTTTAAAAAACTCGTCTAAATTATAATGTTTTTGAATTTCGTTAATTAAATTATATTTTTGTTTTCTTAACGAAGTTCTATTGAGTTTTTTAGATGATTCTAAGATAGTTTGAATTAAAATATTTGATTTAGCTTCACTTAGTTTTTTGCTCTTAGTTAAACCCTCATATAACTTTAATTCTTTACCTAGTTCACTTTTTACAAAATATTTTTTAATTATGTTTAAGGCAGGGGATTGAATATTATTAAGCGTATCAGCTGTTACTTGGCGGACCAATAGTTCAAATAGAATACCCGTATTCTTAAACTTGGAATGTTTTATCTTCATCCTAGGCTTTATTTATAAATATATGGAGATACTTATTCAGTTAAATTATTTTCGTCTAATAGCGATTCTCCTGCACTTTTCTTACCAAATATAATATCTTTATTTAGACTTTCTAATAAGGTTTTGTTTTTAGCATACACAGATTTGGAAGTTTCTAAAGCTAGGGGTGAACCTCCTTTGTAATTTGGTGTTCCAAATCCTTCTTGGTCGTCTACTTTATTATCTTTTCTACCTAATCTGTCTCTACCCAATGCATTTTGTTGAGTATTTATATTAGATACTTTTTCTTCAGGGCGACCTAACGGAGCTTTTTCATCGTATCCTTTAGGTACTGAAGCGTCTTCATATCTATTTCGACCATATAGAGAAGCTAAATCGTGTGGGGTGCCGTATGAACGTCCTGTTTCTAGCGGATCATTTCCTTCTTCTGCTATTTGTTTGTTTCTAAATGCACGTTTTTGGTCTTCGATTACTAAATCTCTATATTCTTCATATTGGTCTTCACTGAATTGGAATACATTATGATATATCCAATCAGTAGGAATAATTTTTAGCTCAAGCATTTGACTAGCTAAATCAACTTTTTCTTTTAATAATGCTACTTTTTCCTGTTCAGCAATAATTGAAGGAGTTGTTAAACTTAACTCAAAATTTGTTAATTGATCACCATCATATCCTTGAGTATATAAATGTACTAATGCTATTTTATATAATTCAGATAGTAAAATACGTTGTATTCTATCAATTGTACGAGCAAATCTAATATCTTCGGCGGCTAATGTTGCTTTACCTGTTAAATCTTTTTCATACCCCATAAATGCTTTAGGCACCTTAAGGGCGGCAAATAATTTATCTCTTAAATAAGCAACGTCTTCTATACCATTGTATTCTAATCCTTTAGCAGTATCAATTTTAGTTGTCGAATCATTGCCTCTTACTGGGATATAATAGTCCTCAAGTAGATTTTGCATGTTATATTTTAGATTATATTCACCTGTTTTTTCATCAATCAATGGAGTTTTTTTCATTGTTTGAATAGTTTTTTGCATAAATGCATCAACTTCTTGTGGTGGGATATTACCTACGTTTATATAAAAAATACGTCTTTCGGGGGCACGAGAAATTCTATGAATTAACATTGCATCCTCCATTAAAATATATTGTTTAAATAATCTACGACCTGGTTCTAAGTATGAGCGGCCATAAGGAAGATAATTAACATCAGTTAATAATCTAAAATGGGCTATTTCGTAATTATCAAATACAATTTGATTTTCGGCGGGCTTAGTATTTGGGGTAGCGTAGTAACCTGATCCCCCTGTATAATATCCGTTAGGAGAAAATGTAAATTGAACTTTAGCAGGATTTTCTATATCAAAATTTTCTTGTCTTTGTATATGATATGCTGTATAGGGTATTACATTATATACTCCAAACTTTTCTGCTATTTCTAATTTAAGGAAAAAATCACCATATTTACACATTTGGCGAGTCCAAGACCATAAATTAAATTCAATATTTAATACGTCATAAAACAAATTATAAAGTACTTTTTGTATATCATCATCACTACTTCTAATTTGAAGTACTTCACCCATATCATTTTTTAGAGTACATTCATCAGCTATAATATCAAGAGCAGAAGCTACAATAGCATCTGTATCCATTGTGTCATAATCTGAGTATACTTGGGTGCGGAGATATCTCCAGTTAAGGTTTAATTGGGCACCATATAAAGATGTACTATTGCTAGAATAAATTCGATTAAATCTATCTACTAAGGCATTAGTTTGGAATTCACCTGTTGATTGGATGCTATTAACATCCATTACTTTAAGCTGATTACCACCAGCGTTACGAATAACTACATCTGTTGAGAATAATTTTCTTAATCTTGAAAAAACACTTGTATCAGCCATTTAAATTAAATTATATATAATAAATATTATAGTAACCAGCTTATATTTTCATCTTGACCACCGATATTCATTTGATACGGGTTAGGTCTACCATTCATAGTATAATTACCTTGATGATTAGGTTTAACAACCGCCATATTGTTTAAAGTAGCACGTGCTAAATCTAAACCTTGTGTTTTGTATTTTAAAGCTGTATCACGAACATACATTCCAATTGCAAAACTCATAACTAAATCATCATTATAACCAGATTGTGCTTCTGGTCGTCCATTTCTCCAAATAAACACTTTCATTTCTTCTAACAATCGTTTAGATTGTATGATAACACTTTTATCTCCAATGTACTCTCTGAATTTATTAATTACAAGTGGTCTTGTTTTTAAAGACATTGTAAACCCAGGTGTCATTCTTGATGGATCATCAAACTTATCTAAATAAGAATCAGCATTTAATGTTTCACTTTTTGGAGAATGATATAAATTTCTATATCCTCTTTCTTGAACTGATTCAATTGTTGACCATCCTATATTAGCATTTTCAATTACTAACAATGCTTCATTATATTCTGTTGCTATCGCTACTAACAAATAACCAAATTCTTTAGGTGACAATTGTCCTTTATATTCACCTACTTGAGTATTTGTTTCAACATCTATAATATGAAACGCTGAAAAGTCTTTACCGTCTCCTCGAGCAACATCTGCTACAACCATATAACTACGGCTATAATCTGCTGGTTCCCATATCCATAAGTTATGATCAACTCCGCGCCTCTCCAAGGGATCCTTAATATAAGTTTGAGAAATAAAATCTATATACTCAGGATAAAATACTACATCACCAGATGTACTAAAATCGCAGTCACATTCTTGTGCTGCCATTCTAGGGTCACCTAGTAATTCGTCTTGTCTTTTTCTCCAGGTCTCATCACGTTCAGGATGAACATACCATGGAAGTTTAATAGGTAAGAAATCATTTTCTTGTGCTTCAGCTCTAACCCATGTTTGATGGAACCAGTTACCAGTACCATATGGAGTTGACAATACAATTGCTCCACCACCAGTTGCTAAGGTTTGTTGAGCAGATGCCCATATTTCAGCTATACCTTCAATAAACGCTGCTTCATCAATTATTAAAAGTGAAACTGCTTCTGATCGACCCGCATCACTAGCTGCTGAGACTGCTTTAATTTGAGAACCATTACTTAATCGTAATGTCAGTTTATTATTTTCTTCAGCTCCTATTTTTAACCAAGAAGGTAAATTTTCAAACA